AAATAGTCTCTAATAGCTGCAAGCATCGTTTTATACCTCCCCAGATTGTTTTAAAAGGCGTTTAAAAGCCTTTGAAAAGTATTCCTTTTTCGGCCCGTCCAAATATGTATCCAACCAGCGGCCCTGCGCGTGGGGGTTATCATCCTTCCTAAAGTTGTATTCAGGGTGGAAGTAAAGCCGCCTCGCGTATGGGGTATCCGTGTTAAGGCGGATCCGCCCGGATGCAATCTTGCTTTTGTCCACGCTCATAGAGCGGTTTTGAAGTTCGCCATGTTCAAAAGGCATCGTTTGCGATTGGATAAGATCATTTCGAAGCGCGGCCATTGCACCTTCAAGCGCGTTTTGCATGGCTTTATCAATGGATTTAACTTTGCCGTGATTAATCTTTGCCGTTGCCTTCATAGCAATTCCAACTCGCTATGGTGTACTGTGGAATCAGGATTTCGTGGTCTATGGCCCGCGTGGATCTCATAAGAGCGGCCAAATACTTCAAATACGCCGTCAGAAATCGTAGGCAAAGAAGGGGCAATGTCCCCTTTGATAATGGCTTTAGCGGTCAAATTAATGGCCTTGCCGTCCTTGTCAATCGTCCTTTTAGCGTGTTCGGAAAAGATGCAAAGGGCATCCAGTTCCACGGCCACAACCGGGCCGCCATCCTTGTCAAGGCCCGGCCCGTAAAGCTTGACTTTGCAAGGCGTTTTTGCTAGGGCTTCGGGAAAAGGAAGCTGCCGAATAAAAAAAGCCATATCACATCACCCGCCAGCACAGGCCCGTTTGCTTGAGCAGTTCCAAAGCGTGATTGCTCATTCCGTTTGCGCTGCCGGGGGTCTTTGCATCCCCCACAGAAACAGAAATGTCAAGAACGCTGTAAGACTGCGCCCCCATCGGCTCAATACCTTGCTCAAAGAAAAAATCCGCCTGAATGCAAGCGGACTTTCTAACATTTTCTTGTTGGAAGGGGGTTAGCTTTTCAAAGCCAATATGCTGGATCCGATTAAAAGTTACTGTGTCGATTTTTTCAGAAGCTAAACGAAGATACTTTTTGACTAAATCGGCGGGGATATCCCCGCCGTAGTCATTTACATAATATTCGATATCCGCATAGGTCATTTCGCAGCCCTCCGCCCGCGTTTGGGCTTTTCTGTAGGCTGCTCAACTTCTACAGGCGGATTAATTGCGGGGGCTTTAACTTCGTCCCACCCTGCCGCCCTGTAGTTCTCTACCAAACTTTCGGGGATCGTTTTAGCGATTCCCTCTTTAATCATTTTCATTAAAGCCCACCCTTTCGAATTAAGCCTTAGACAGTAGCCGCAGCCTTGTGAACGTAGATGCCCTTTTCTTTATTGCTGGGAACAATAAGATCATGGTGGCAACGGTACATTACATCGTAGGCGTCCGCGCTTTGGTTCACTTCGGGCATAATAATCTTACTGTTTCTGCGCTTCGTAATGGCCTTGCAATAGGGCTTAGGAACGGCCATAAAGTTAATGCCGTGGGAAGTGCCAGAAATGGGAGTAAAGCCGCCCGCGGTTTCGCCGTCAGCACCAGTCAGAAGATCAATAGCATCATAGAAGCGGCCCTTAGGAACCACAATAACGGGGGTTTGGCCATCAAGCATGGTAATGCCGCGGTTTACATGGCCGTTATTGTTGGAAATATCCATGCGGCGGGAAAGGGAAGTGCTTTGCTTCATAGAGCGATAGAAGGGCGCAGAAACGTACAGAACAATATCATTCAGGCCAACTTCCGCATCATACAGATATTCTTCGCAAGCGTCCCAAAGCTTCATCGCGTCCACATCGTCCGCCAGATCCGCGCTTACAGTCTTAGCACCAGCCTTGCCAGCCATCCGCGCAAAGCGGGCCGCATCCAGTTCGGGAATTTCCTTAGTCCGTACATACTCATTCATCAGGGATTGATAGAGAGCAAAGGCCGCTTCGTCGTTATCAATATAGTCAATGCGGAACTTGCGGCCCCGGTCGTGGGCAAGAACATGCTCTTCATAATCCACGGTAACCGCGCCTTCTACATAGCCCTTCGCGCGGTCATAATCAGCAGCGCCATCAAGGGAAATCTTCGGGAACTTAACCTTGTTAGTGCCTACAAATTCGGTATCAGGCTGTTCCAGAATAGCGGTAAGGCTTTCCGCTTGATAAATCTCGTCCAGAATGCTCATATACTTTTGAGCTTTTTCAGTAAAGGTATTAGCCATTATACAATCAACTCCTTATTTTTTACTTCTTTAGTCCGGCTTTCTTTCGCCATTTGTCCATTTCGTCATCATCGGATTCTTTCGTTTCCTTGCCGTTAGATCCCACCTTAAAGCCGATCTTTTCTTCTGCTTTGGGTAGGGCTTCCGGCCACTCCTCTAGCAGATCTTCAACCGCCGCAGAAAGCTTTCCTTCGTCAATTTCGCCGTTTTCATCGGCAACGCCTTTAAGATCAAGCAACTTTGCAAAGCGGCCCGCCTTATCGGCTGGGACACCCCTAGCCACAAGCGCAAGCATCCCATGTGCCTGTACAGCTTTATCAATGGCCGCAGAAAGTTTTTCTTTGCTGCCGTCCTGTACGGTTTCCGCCCTCTTTGCCGCTTCGGCCTTTGCCTTCGCAATAATGTCCTTTGCAGCGGCCCGGCCTTCGTCCGTGGGATCAATGCCCAATTCTTCAAGAGCCTTTTTGATCGCCTTATTGCTGTTCTTCAAGGAAATTGCATTCACTTCGGAATCGGAATACCGCTTTTCTTCCTTGCCGTCCGGCTCCTTGCCTTCGGTTTCGGTCTGTTCAACTTTGGTTTCGATTTCTGCCATTTAAAAAAACTCCTTTTTAATTCCGGCGAAAGGTCACGCCGTTTAATATCCGTGCTTGCCCACGGTCAGGCTTTGGCTGGGGCGGCTGGATTCGAACCAGCGCATACGGGGGTCAAAGTCCCGTGTCTTAACCGCTTGACTACACCCCAATAGAGGCCGCGCCGGGGATCGCACCCGGACGGAAGGAAAGGAGAAAAAAGCTATGCCCGTTTCTACAATCGCGGCCATAAAAAAAGCCCACCAAATAGGCGGGCTTGCGGGTAACAAAAAAGCCACCCCCGGAATTGGAGTGGCTTGTGTTAAAAGAAAGTCCCCGTTCCGGGAAGTCAGAGGAAGGGGACTTCGGTTCGTTAATCTTGCGATGGATGGACGAACTTTCTATTGTAATTATATACCCATTATAGGGGGCCAAACAAGGTCAAGATTTCTTCCTGTAAAACTTACAGAGTTCTTTCCCGTCAAAAACGCCGCTAGGCTTCCCCTTGCTTTCGCCATAGGGGTAAATTGCACAAAAACCCTTTTTATAGTCAGGGGTTCCGCGCATACCTCTATCATTGAATTGGCAATCCTTGCATTGTTCATACTTTTTAATTTGCGTGTTGTCCATTAACACATCATTCGAATACTTTTCAAAAAGCGTTTTGTATTCCATTAAATAGTATTTACCCCCTGTTCAATAACATCAACGTCAATATACCAAGTTCCGCCGCTTCGCTGCACCTTCGTTACGCGCATTTTTGTACCATGCTGCAAAAGGATTTCCGATTCATGCCCGAAGCTAGTTTGTTTGGAAATGCCATCCCATTGACGGCCCACGCCTTTTCCGAATGCAGAAATAGGCTCCAAGTACATTCCCTTAGTGCCTTTAGGGCAATAGATATTGAGAACAACGCCGCCGCTTGTATTAAGGCCCATGCCTTTGGATACACCGCAAGACATAAAGGCATATTCAACGGGTTCCGTATCAAGAAGCTTTGCAGAAAGTTCCGCTTCTGACAAATAGAAATCGCTGAAATCTATGCCAAAAAACTTATCCATGCCGCCCAAACTGCACCCACGCTGCACCCACATATCTTCCGGCATTTCCGCCTTGTCAATAATGGATTCAATGTGCTTCATTTGGGAATGGATCTCGCCCCGCTTAAATCCGCCGTAATTCGTGCCGATTGCATCAAGGTCAACATTGCCAACACCCAAGAAGTTGTTGGTTCCGTATTCTATTCCGCGTAAAGGTTCGTTGTACTTGTGATAGGATCTTGTATATTCGTAAACGTAGTCTTTTTC